CCAGACGGTTCGAACAGCGCGTCGAAACTCACGGTGACCGGCACGACCGCTCCGTCGTCACCGTACTACTACCAGACGCAGTCGGTCACACCGGCAACGGCGAACACCACGTACACGTTCAGCGCGTACCTGAAGGCAGGCACTCTCACATACGGGAACCTCCGCTTCGATGACGGCGCTGGCACGAACACCGTCACCGTCACCGCGAACCTCAGTACCGGTGTTCTTAGCACTCCGCAGACGACCGGCGGCACATCGAACGCATCAGCATCGATCCTGTCAGTCGGCAATGGCTGGTATCGGGTCTCGCTGACTTGTACGTGGGCATCGATCACGACAGTTCGCACGTTCGTTCGATGCGCAGCCGGATCATCGAACTACACCACCGATCTTGGGTTCACGCCGTCCGGCACACAAGACCTGCTCGTGTGGGGTGTCCAACTCGAATCGGGCAGCGTTCTGACGCCGTACCAATACACCAGCACCGTCCACGTCTCAACGATCGCGTTCGGTGGCGTCACGTACATGCCGTTCCCAATCCAAGTTGATGGCATCGACTACAGCTCGTCCGACTCGCCGCCGACGCCGAAGGTCACCATCTCGAATGTGACGTCGATGTTCCTGCCTGAACTCGTCACAACTGGTGATCTCGTTGGCGCGACGTTCACGCGGATCCGCGTTCTGTCTGAACACCTTGACGGGCAACCAGGCGCAGACGCATCGATGTACGTGGGTCCTGACGTGTTCTTGGTCGCCCAAAAGGTCTCGCAGAACCGTACTGGCCTCGTGTTCCAACTGAAGACCTCGCTTGATCGTCTCGGACTCCGTCTCCCTCGTCGTCAGATCCTCGTCGACAAGGGGTTCCCAGCAGTATCACGGGTGAGGACACCCGGATGAGTTACATCGACGACTTCAAGGCAGACGCGCTCGCACGGTTCCCACAAGAGGCGTGCGGGTTCGTCGTGGATGATCAGTACATCGCTGCTCCGAACACCGCAGCGGATCCGCTGCACGACTTCAAGATCAGCGCGATCGATCGAATGAACCTCGTTGGCGATCGGAAGATCTCCGCGATCCTTCATAGTCATCCGTACAAGATCAACGAGGTTCCGAAGTACCCAGCCGTCTGGCCGAGTACTGCCGACATGACCTCGTACCTCGCGATGGGTATCCCGTGGGGCATCGTCGCGACTGAGGGCGAGACAACGTCTGACGTCGTGTGGCTGGATGACGATGTGATCCTGAATGCCCCGCTTGATGGTCGCGAGTTCGTGCACGGCGTGTTCGACTGTTACTCGGCGATCCGCTCGTGGTTCTGGCAGCACAAGAACATCCGTCTGCCGGACTTCGCCCGAGGAATGGAGTGGTGGGACACCGGCGAAGATCTGTACGACCAGAACTTCAAGGATGCTGGGTTCATCGAGATCCCTCTTGATCAGGCACAGTCAGGCGACTGCGTGATGGTCAAGATCCGCTCCAAGGTCACTAACCACGCCGCTGTAATCACTGGTCCTGCGTCGGTTTATCACCACGCGTACGGACGCCTGAGTGGCACTGACGAACAGTGGCTGAACAAGTGGCATAGGTACATCGAGCGGGTCGTACGGTACTCTCCATAACCAGTAAATAGGGTCTACAGAAGGAGACCCTATGCTGCGTACCTTTTACTTCGTCGACGAACTAGAACAGCTCGTCGGGCAGAAGTCACTCGAACTTGTGGCAGACACACCGTATCTGCTGCTGAGCGCTCTCACGAACCAGATCCCGTCTATTGCTGAGCGTATGAACTCGCTCCGCATCGGGTTCGTCGTGAAGAACGATCAGGGCGAGTACGAAGGTATCGATCTGCTCGACTCGTCTCGCACGTTCGGCGACGAGACCGAGATCTACTGCGTCTCGTCAGTCGAAGGTTCCGGTATTGAGACTGTAGCAGTCGCCCTCGCAGCTGCTATCGGCGTGTCGGTCGTGACTGCCACCGTGATCATTATGGTCGCCGCCGCCGTGGTCGTCGGCGTGGTCGTCGCTTCGCTCTCCCCTACTCCAAGCTCTACCGAAAGCACCGCTGCTGAAAAGGCAGAGGCATTCGTGTGGCAAGGCATCGAGAACAACGTGAACCAGGGTGCGCCAGTGCCGCTCGTGTTCGGCACGTTCTTGGTTGGATCGACTGTCGTGAGCGCTGATGTGGTCGTTGATGAAGAACGACTCGAACAACCAACACCTCCGCCGTCTCCGGACCCAGTCGAGTACCAACCGTACGCATCGTATCAGTCTGAAGGCGCAGCATAACAGGGAACAACAATGAACATCAACGACATCTTCGGTTCTGGCGGCAAGGGCGGCGGTTCTTCGTTCACCGAGCAGAACAACACGATCGGCACGAAGGCGCGGGTAAAGGTCCTGAACGTGATCTCCGAGGGCGAGATCGAGGGTCTGGCGGGCGGTGCTAAGGGCATCGTGCTGAACAGCACGAACCTTGAGAACGCTGATGGGACGCGGAACTTCACCGACGTCGAATGGGACTGGCGTTCTGGTCTGCCGTCGCAGACTGCACTGTCTGGGTTCCCAGGCGCATCGGCAGTGATCACTGTCGGAACCACGATCACTGCGGCAGCGCCAGTTGTTCGCCAGGTCACCAGCACAGCGATCGACTCCGTTCGCCTCGTGATCTCGTTCCCGCAAGGTCTGATGGAACAGGAGACGAATGGATCTGGATCGATCAAGCAGACGAATGTGAAGTACGCGATGGATCGACGCGTTGTTGGTGGATCTTGGTATCAGTACGGCACGGATGTTGATCTCACCGAAAAGGTGAACACCGTGTTCCAGAAGACGTACCTGATCGCACGCCCTGAAGGCAGCACCGGTCTGTGGGAGTACCGTGTTCGTCGTATCACCACGGACTCCGTAACCTCGACTGTTCGGAACACGATCCAACTTGCGAACGTCGTCGAGATCCAGTCGAAGACCGAGACGTACAACGACACCGCGATCGTTGGTCTGTCGCTGCTTGCTGACTCGTTCGGCGGTTCGATGCCGAAGGTCGGGTTCCTGACGAAGGGTCTGCTGCTCGACATCCCGAGCAACTACAACCCAACAACCCGCACGTACACCGGCGTCTGGAACGGTCTGTTCGTGAAGTCGTCTGTCGCCGTCGATAACCCAGCGTGGGTCCTGTACAACCTGATCACGAACGATCGTTGGGGTGCTGGTGAAGTCGTCGGCACATCGGTTGATCCGTACTCGTTCTACGCTGCCGCTGTGTACTGCGATGAACTCGTGCCGAACGGGCAAGGCGGCACCGAACCGCGGTTCACCTTCAACTTCCCGCTGAACAAGCGCGACGTCGGACTGCGGATCCTGAACGCGATCGCTGGGATGATGCGCGCTCGCCTCGTCACGATCGGCGGGATGTGGTCGCTGCTGCAAGATCGCCCTGCTTCGACGTACGCCGTGTTCGGGAACAGCAACGTCGTCGACGGGATGTTCAGCTACTCGTCGACTGCGCTCGCAGATCGACACACCGCGTTCAACGTCACGTACCAAGACCGCACGAACCTGTTCGCTTCAACGATCGTCACTGTTGACTCCAGCACGATCGGTCAGTACGCAAGTAACTACGCCGCTGCGCTCACTGCTGCCGAGAACAAGTACGGGTACGAACTCGTCGAGATCACTGCGTACGGTGCGACCACGCCAGGTCAAGCTGTTCGTGCTGGTCTGTACGTGCTCGACACCGAGCTGTTCCAGACGGAACTCGTGAACTTCAAGACCTCGGATCGCGTCGCCGCGGGTCTGCTGCCGAACCACATCATCGAGATCTACGACGAAGACTACGTCGGTCAGGCAGGCTCCGGACGTGTTCAGTCGGTGAGCGGAACGACTGTTGTTCTTGATCGCCCAGTGACACTCATCGCCGGTTCGAAGATCAAGGTTCTGCTCGCTGACGGTGTGACCCTCGAAGAACGGAACATCGTCGAGACCACTGGCACCCTGTCGGCGATCACGATCGACACGGCATTCAGCACTGCCGTTCACGAAGATGCGATGTTCGTTGTTCAGCACGCGTACGCATCACGCAAGTTCCGTGTGCTCACGATCGCACAGGGTGATGACGGCACGGTCGAGGTTCAGGGCGTGTTCTACGACCCGAACAAGTACAACCGCATCGAGCAGAACCTGAACACACCGGCACCAGCAACGACGGCGATCATCAGCACTCGCTGCGGACCAGTTGGCACGCTCACGTTCCTTCGTTCTGATGTGAACAACTCTGCCGAAGGTCTGAACGGCATCCGTCGTCAACTGAACGTCTCGTGGGCGCCACCAGCACTTGGGCAGGCTGCGAAGTACGTCGGGCAGTGGAAGCACGAGACTGGGAACTGGGTCACCTTCGAATCTCGCATCCAGAACTACACGATCGACCCAGCGTACCCAGGTACGTACTCTGTTCAGGTCTCCGCCGTCTCATCATCTGGT